GCTGCCAACCTCGAAACCGCTCGGACCTTTTGCGACGGCCGATCGCATTTCCATCTGCTTTCGCCGCTGTTCTTCAAAGTGACGTTTTGCCGCCTCTAGTGCTTGCTGCTGCGTCCGCGTCAGTTCTTCTTCTTGCTGCTTGGCTCGCTCCCTCGCCTGCCTTATTTGCTCCCGTGCAAAATCTGCGGCCTTCTTTGCCGCATCGGCCAGCGTCTTGGCAAGCTCTTCTTGCCGCTTCTTGGCTTCCTCTTCGGCTTTCTTTTTGTCCTCTAGTGCTTTGATCTCTGCCCGCAAGTTTGCCAAGACTTCTCGCTGTTGATCGCTGAATCCTTTCGATGCGTCCTGCAAAGATTCATAAGCTTCTTTGCTCATTGCCAGTTCGGCCCGCTGCATCATTAGCGAGTGAACGGCGTCTATGTAGGACGCATTTAGAGTTGCACTTCGCTTGATTGCGGCGTCTTCCATTTTGGCGGAAACCAAAGCCGCCGCATCGCGTTCCTTAGCCGCTGCGATTGCCATGCTGACGCTGTCGGCAAGCCCTTTAAATGCTCCCGTCTGTGCGATTACAGCGGCCTTACTTGCTTCCTGAACTGGCACTGCCTCTTCGGTCGCGTTCTTGAGGGTGACGTATGCCGCCGCCGTTGCCGCTACCGCACCGGCGATGATCGCCCAACCGGCTGGCCCAGTGAGAGCAACCAGGAACGTTTGGGCTAGCGCTGCCGCCGTTACTGCGGCCTTTAGCGCAACAAGCCCTTTGGTGATCAGAATCACGCCGGAATACGCTGCCACGAAAGCTAGGCCACCGGCGATAACTGCACGGTCTAACGCTGTGAAACTGTTGACGGTATCGGTAACGTATCGAATGCCTTTAGTGACTTCATTCAGAAACGCCGTGAACGTTGGCAAAATGTTTTCGCCGATTGCGATTGCCAAGTCCTGTGCCGCTCCGGACATTTGCTGATAGGATCCGGTAAAAGTTTTGGATAGCCTGTCGGTCATCCCAGCAAACTTGCCAGTTCCGGAAGTTGCATTGATAAGTGCCTCTTGAAGCAAGCTGAACGGGATTTGCCCTTGCTCCATTTTCTTAAATAGATCGGAGATACTTTCGCCCGTAAGATCGCTGATCGCCTGCAATGCTCCGAATCCTGCCTCCTTCATTTGGTTAGCTTCGGTGGCCATCAATCGGCCAGCGGCATTAGCTTGGCCAAACGCCAATGCAAGCCGCTTGAATGCCTCTTCGTTGCCGCCAGTAACGTCGGCAAGTCGCTTGGCCATGTCGACGGCCTGCTTACTCGACACGTTGAACATCAACAGAGTCTTAACGCCAGCCTGTACGCCGGTTAGCGACAACGGAGACGCCGCCGCAAGCTTCTTCATGTCGGCAATAATCCTTGCCGCTTCGCCTGCGGATCCCGTTAGCACTTCAAACTGTATCGCCGCCGCCTCAGCATCGGCCGCGATCTTGACGATAGAGCGTCCGGTCTGTAGCCCAATATAAGCCGCTGCAAGTCGCTTCACATTGGCAAGCATTCCGCCCATCGTCGACTGATCTTTTTTTCCCGCTTCATCTTGCTTGCGGATTAATTCGTCATAGGATTTTCCGATCTGCTGGACGCCGCGGATGTATTGCTCTGTGGTGATCTTGTTGTGGGAATACGCCGCGTCGAGTCGTGTCAACGATTGCTGATAGCGTTCGATCGGTGTTTTCGATGCCTCCATGACTTGGTTCACGGTTCGCATCGTCGACGACATTCGCTTGCCGGCTTCGTACACCTCCGAAGCGTCGGTGGCGATGCGGATATTTAGGGCCGTTATGCTGGTTGTCATTTCCTGCCCCATTTAGCCGCGAAGGCTTGCTCCGCGGCTTTAATGCTGTTCGTGTTCGTTGGTGCTGCCGGCTGGTGCCAATTTGCCGGCATGAAGTCGGCAACCCGCAGCGGCGGCTTAGGCTTAATGCCATTACTTGCCGCGATCGTTGCCCCAAGTGCGGACAACTGCGCAGATTGAACCGCATCGCGTTCGCACTCCCTGCCCCACGGCTCCAGCATGTAAAAAGCCTCCCAAAACGCTAGCGTTCTTTGCGAGACGTTCGCCAACCACGCCTCCGGATCATCAATTCCGAGCCCTAAGCAGACTCGACCGGCGAGTCTTAGCGTAGGGCTCATCGTTAGTTTCCCAGCATCGCCTCAACGGTTACCGCGTCCCTGTCGGTTAGCCGCCTTGCCGCCTGTGCGATCTTTTGGAAAACGCCGCCATCAAGCTTTGCAAGCTCTCCGGCTTCGTCGTCGGTTAACAGCCGATTGCCTTGATCGTCCACAAGTGCCATTGCTACGTAAAGACGTTCGGCTGCCATCAAGCCCGCTTGTGATACTTGACCCTTTTTGTCAAGCATCATCAAATTGTGACGGGCTATCTCTTCCTGCGTCAGGCTTTGGATTCGTACCTTTGCGCCGTCGCCTAAGTCGACAACGTCAAAGCGTCGATTGCAAAACCCCAACAATTCATTCTTCGTTAGACTCATCGTTTTCCTCTGCTTGCTCCGGGTACAAAATGCTCGGCGGTACTGACTCGATGCGGCTTTCTCGTTCGCCGCGGATCCGCGCCACTTCCGCACAAATGGCGACGCGGTCTACTTCGTGGAAGTGCTCAAAAAAAGACACGTGCTTGCCCTCCTTCGGCACCCATCCGCAATGGGATCCGTTGACGACCAACGCCCACTGCGGAAACTCAATTGCTTCACCCGTAAGCGAATAGCTCGCTACGTGTGGCAATAGCTGAACTTGTAGCTTGCTCATGTGTAGCTAGGCCCTGTCGCTCCATCAAGCTTGATCGTCAGCGTGCCCTGACTGATCTGATTGTTAACAAAAGTCGGGTAGCCTTTTTCGGTGACGAAACCCGTTCCGCTTAGGCTTCGTGCCGTTGTGGCCGTTCCGTCCTTTGGAAATGTAAGCGTCCACGTATCCTTCGCCCCGATTGCTGGCGGGTTCGTGTTGGTCCAATTGATTGTGACGCTGATTTCTGGCGTGTCGGCCATGTCGCCGACTTGGTAACGCATGAAAGTAGTCGTTTGCCCAAGCGTCGAAATGTCGAGGGCTTCGATTGACTCGCTACCGCCGCTGATTTCGACAATGTCGAGTGCTGCGGTATAAGTCGTGCCCGAAAGGGTTGCCCCACGTCCTGCGATTGGCATGTTAAACAGCCTCCAAATAGGTCAAAGAGTAGTCCTGCGACGAAACGTAACGAAGTTCATGCGTGCCATCTATTGGCGATTCGGTGAAATCATTTCGGCCGCTTGCAAGCATCACGCAACGGAAGTTAACGCCCGAGTAGACGCCCAGCATGTCAAGCACGCCGCATGTGCGGATGGCTTCGCATATCGCGGTACATGCCGTTCGGCTTGCTGCGTATGCTCTTACCTCAACAATCGCCTCTGCCATCCCGGCCTTGCTGCCGTTTATGTTCTCATGGTGTAACGTGCTTATGCGGTGATAGGTCACCGCTGGCATCGTCGTCTTTTGCAATAGTTCGTCGGGAATCATTCGATCGCCAATCAATGCGGAGACTCCCGCTTGAGCGATTACAAAAGCCCGAAACGCTGTCCCTGCGTCAGCCAATGGTAAACCTCCGAGCCATATTCCTTTTGATCGCTCGACGCATCGCTGTTACCAGTGCCCGGATTTGTTGCGGTCGCGTCTGATGCGAAGCATCTTCGAGGAAGCGATTGGTCTTTGGGTTTCTGTTGGCCGGACTAAATGGAACTTTGCCCCAAAACTTTTGATACTTTGTGTTTCCGGTGGTACTTCGAACGTTTGGCGAAATAAAATTGACTTTGTTGCCCCACGGTCGCATCGGGCCAACCATTACGGAAACGACAGTGCCCATCATGTCGTCAAGCACTTTTGAAGTGATGTGATTTTTTAGCCTGTAGGGATACCACTTCGTTCTAGATTCTCCGTATTGCTTATTGCTTGTGCCTGTCTTCCGCCCGTTCGGAGCAATCTGCTTTGCCTTTTTTTCAACTACGGCCGCGGCTGCTGGCAAGCCGTGAGCGGTAGCGGCTTTTCGCACTTCATCTGGCAGTCCGTGCGTAAGTCGATCGATAAGCTTTTTGTCAAACCCAACAATGATTCCAAATCGTGCCTTTGTTTTTCGCGGTGCCATTATTCGACCACCTTGCAATGACAGTCTAAATAACGGTCGCGGCCTTCGATCGGTTGCACAAAAACAATCCCGTATGCTTGGCCGCCATATAAGATGCGATGCTGCGGTGCGTATTCGTCGCGATACCGAACCGTGAATATGGCGTTGATGCCTTCGTTAACTTGTGACCCTCGAAAAACTTGTCCGCCACTCACCGCTGCATAATCCGCCGGCTCGCTTTGGTAAACCGTCGTCCAAGTTGCGATCGGTTGCCCGGCCGCGTCAACAGTGTCGACGTGCTTCTGTAGCACTACGCGGTATCGCATGTTGGCGACACTGAAACGGCGTGGCCTTCCGCTCATGGGTAGCTACTCCGCATGTATTGGCGGACCAAATCGTCGTAATGCCTCAAATCATAGAGCCCGTCGTTATCGCCTGGGTTCTTGTCGAAGTAATAAACCACAAGCGAAAGCATTGCCGCCTTGGCCATCGCCGGCACTTCGAGCGGGTCGCTAGTGCCTGCCGTAAAATTCACCGTCACCGCGTCATAGCGTGCGGACGTGTCGGGCCATTCTTGCTCGTAAGCAAGCCGCACGACGTTGTCATAATCATCGAACACGTAAAGCGATGCCGATGCTGTTTGCGTCGCATTGTTCGCATCGAAATAGGTGATCGATGAAACGGAAGTAACGCCAAGCGGTAGCAACTCCAGCGGATCTGCAAACGCATCGAAGACTTGCCGAAACGTTCCGGCCGTGGTCGCTCGCTGCGTATCGCGTTCCCATTTTTCGCGTGCCGCCTGGATCAGCAGCGTTAACCTCTCATCGTGCGTGCCGTCGCCGGTGCCGATGTTCAATGCCTGCTTGGCTTGCAACAGGCTCACCGGCTCGCTTGTCGGCTGCGTCAGTCGCTTCCATTTCGGTATTGTCAATTCCATCTTTTACGATCTCGCAAAAACCGCGACGGGTCAGTAGGTCGGCTTGTCCCCAGGTCATCAAGTGGCGTTGATCTTTTCGAATCAAAAACCAATCCCGAAGAAAAACAACCGTGACGTAACTAGGAGGCGCTGTAACCATTCATTGCCCGCCATTCCTTCGGGTAGAGGTGCTTGACTTGCATCTGTTCATCGAAAACTGTGATCATTTCTTCCATGTGCCCGATGCTGCATCCCGGATCCATGTAAAGCGAATTTCCGGCTTCGCCCCATGCTTTCCAAAACGATATGTCTGCGTCGATCTTGTCTGTGTGCGTCCACGTTCCGTCCGGTCCAGGTCGATCGGCAAACCACGGCAGCGGAACCATTGCAAGCTTCCGCATGTCTAATACGGTCAGCCCGAAATGTGCCGTTGACGCCTTAAAAGGTTCGCCGGTGATCCTCAAGGTTTGTTCGCCGCAACTTGCCAACGGGTAGTGGCAACCTCGCTTGCACTGCAACGCCGCTAGTGCATCGATGCCGCTATCCGGCCGCACAATTACGCCAAGCAATCGTTCGATATGCTTGTGCGTGAACATGCTGTCCCCGTCAATCGTGATTGCGTAATCAATTCCGTATTTCAGAGCATCGTGCAGCATGTTCTGCATACACTGGCCATAAAATACTCCGCCGCTTACTTGCATCGGGATCCCGAGCGCTTTTAGTGCGATCTCGATGTGATTTCGTGTCATGCTGTTTTCATAGCGGGCGGCCGTCATGAACGCATGGACTTTTACTTTTGTTTCCATTCCCATTTGCTCCGGGTATTGGCTTGGGTTAGCTCAAGACGGCACCGCCGCCAACGTCGGCGACGGCACTTGGCCTGATTTCCTTGTCTTCCAGTGCGACACCGCCATAGATGACGGTATCGTTGGTGGTGGTTCCTGGAGTAACTTTGACCCGCACGTACCGCTTGACGCTGCCGTCAAGGTTGACATGCGAAACGCTGATCACACCAGCGGTCCCACGGCTGACGCTGCGATTTAACGCCGCGTCGAAGGTCGCAAACGCGGTTGCTGCGTCCGTGTCGCTGTGCGAAAACTCCAGCGTCGGGCCGGTCGCGTTCGTGTTGAGGTTTGCAGAGAAGTTCAGCGACACGCAAAGGTTCTTGGCCCCTAGCGTGTCGATAGACTTGGCCGCGGTAGTGGTCGCCGCGGTCGCCGGTGCAAAAACAAGTTCCTGATAAATCGGCTGTAAGCTTTTCATGTTCTTTTTCCTATCGGTGATTTGTTTGTTTCAAAGGGGCCGGCCAGCATAAGCCAACCGGCCCCAACCCTACCCGGAGCAAGGGAAGGATTACTGCAATTCGATGGCGACCATCGGGCCGGCTTCGGTTGCCGTTCCGCGTTCGTGAACGTTGATGTCGAAACGCTCGGTCCCCTTGAGCCCGATGGCATCTTGCTTCCAGTAGACGGAGCTATCGGCCGAAATAGTTACGCCTCGACGATTGCCGAAGGTCGCAGCCATCGACAAGTCACCGAAATAGGCGACGATCGTGTCGGCAAGCGATCCCGAAGAGTTGGGAAGCACTTGAGCAAACCGAACCGGGTAGCCAAGGAAAGACAACTGCGGAGAGCCCGCGATATTGTCGACCATGTTGCCACCCGCGGCAAATTGCAATCGGGCCATTGAAAGATGGTAGGCCGCACTCGACACGTACCACGCTGGCTGGATGCCCGGAAACTGCGGAAGCTTAGCAACCGCCGATTCAAAGTCGGCAATCACCATTGCCGCAAACGTGGTAGAACTGGCCGCCTTAGCAACCGAGCCTGCGGCTAGTGCAGACTTGAGACCGACCATTCCGCCGTAAGTGCTGGTCCCGTCGCCGTTAAATCCGCACTGATCCTCTTTTTCAGCGAAGCTCAATGCGAACTCCGTCGACACCAAATCGGCCAAAGCGACGATGGCGTCTTCGTCAAGCTCGCTTGAAACTTGCGTCAGAACGCCAAGCTTTTTGGCCTCAAGCTTGATTTGGTCAAATTTCATGTCCGAAGCGGTGATCTCGTCGTTTTCGCCAACGAAGTACGAAGTGAATCCACCGGCACGACGCGGAATGAGAATGCTTGAGGATCCCATCGGATACACCCGAGCGTACTGGCGGAAGACGCCACGTTCTTCAACCAGCCGGATGATGGACGCTTCTAAAGGCTCAGGCACGACGTAGCCGCCCTTCGTATTGTCGCCGACGCTGTGTGCGTTGACGATCAAGCCTTTTTCGCGGCAGTAGTCCATCGACGGGCCGTGACCGTAGATCGCCGCCGCGCAGAACAAGCCGGCATCGACCGCATCTTGTTGGCTTTCAAAGTTTTTTGCCTTGCCGCGGTACTTCTTGACGTTGACAACGGTCGCCGGTGGGTCGCCAAGCCGCGGAACCGGTGCCGACGCCTGTGCCCGCGTGATTTCCATTCGGGTCGCGACGTGCTGCCATTGCTTGAGCTGCGAATCGACCGCCCCAAGCTCTCCGAGGTCGTTTTCGCCCTTGCCCTGAATGGCAACCAGCCGTGTCGTTTCGTCGGCGGTCAAATCGCGGTCAGCCTCTTTTGCTACCGCAAGAATCGCTTCGGCCTCCGCGTAGAGTTCATTCCGCTTGGCCTGTAGCCCTTCGATTCGTGC